CACAGGTAAAGAACGGTAACCAAGGCCCAGTCAAAGCAAAAGACGGCGGCATGGGTGACCAAAGCGCATCTGCAAAAGATCATACACCAACTGACAATATTAAAGTTGAACCTAAAAAGGCTTAATTTTAAGTTATTAGGAGATTACAGTGCGTAAGTTATATGAATTCATGAGTCCACAAGCTAGTAAGATCGAGTTACTAGAATCCAAGGATGGTAAAGAATTGTTTATGGCTGGATTATTCATCGAAGGGGATGTGCAAAACCAAAACGGCAGAGTATACCCCAAGGATGAAATCGAACGTGCTGTTGAAAGCGTTAACAGTAGGCTTTCACAAGGTGAAACTGTGATGGGTGAGTTAGATCACCCAGAAGAGTTGCAGATTAATCTGGATAGAGTCAGTCACATTATTACAGAAATGCATTGTGACGGCTCTAACGGATTAGGTAAATTAAAAATTATTGATACTCCAATGGGTAATATTGCGAGATCATTATTGAAAGGTGGCGCAAAATTGGGCGTAAGTAGTAGAGGTAGTGGTAACGTAAACGAATCAGGTCGTGTATCTGATTTTGATATTGTTACAGTAGATATCGTTGCTCAGCCTAGTGCCCCAAATGCATATCCAAAGACTATTTATGAGTCTTTGTTTAACATGAGAGGCGGTAGTATGATACATGACATCGCCCAAGACTATACACACAGCAAAAGCAGTATAGCTGAAAAGCATTTAAGTAAACAAATCATTAATTTTATTAATGAATTAAATAAGAGGTAGGAGACTACTATGGCAGTAAACTTTAAAGACCTGATCGAATCGAGCGAGCTTAACGAAGAAGCACGTTCACATATTCTTGAGGCCTGGGAAAGTCGTCTTGCCGAAGCTCGTGAGGAACTTGCATCTGAACTACGTGAAGAATTTGCTCAGCGTTATGAACATGACAAAGGGTTAATTGTAGAAGCGGTTGACACATTTATTAAAGAAAGAGTTGAAGCAGAAATGGTTGAACTCGCTGAAGATAAAAAAGCAGTCGCAGCAGAAAGAGTTGCTTACAAAAAAGCAGTTAGCGAACACGCTAAAAAGTTAGACAAGTTTGTAGCAGAACAGCTTGCTAAAGAAGTCAGGGAATTACGTGACGAAAGAGCAAGTGTACAACAACATGTGTCAAAACTAGACGATTTTGTTGTTGAACAGTTGTCAACAGAGCTCAAAGAGTTCCATGAAGACAAGCAAGAACTTGTAGAACAAAAAGTCAAAATGGTAGCAGAAGGTAAGCGTCAGCTTGCAGAAGCGAAAAAAGACTTTATTAAACGTGCCGCTGATAAAGTTGAAACTGTTGTTAACACTGTCGTTCGCGAGAATGTACAGCAGTTTAAAGACGACATCACAGCAGCAAGAGAAAACGACTTTGGTCGTAGAATTTTTGAAACATTTGCTAACGAGTACCGTTCAAGCTACTTGAACGAAAGCTCCGCAGTAAAGGATTTAGAAAAATCTCTCCTTGCTATGAAAAAGGAACTTGCAGAAAGCAAGCAAGCAGCAGAAGAGGCTATCTCTGCTACTAAGCTAACAGAAAGCAAGCTAAGAATAGCAGAAGACAAGTATAACCGCAAGGAAACACTTGACTCTTTGTTAAAGCCTTTAGCAAAAAGCAAGAGAGACATAATGGTAGATCTACTAGAAAGTGTAAAGACAAGCGACTTAGAGAAGCAATTCAATAAGTATCTTCCATCAGTACTTGATGGTGCAGCACCTGTAGCAGATCGTAAGCCGTTAACAGAATCAGTGACATCAGAACACACTGGTAATAAAACAGTTCAGCCTTCCAGTGAAGATGTTGAACAGGAGGTGATTGAAATCAATCAACTCCGTAAATTAGCCGGACTTTCAAACAAATAATAGGAGTTTTAGAAATGTCAAATTTATTTGAAAGCAATTGGTCAGCAACAAAGGATGCCCTTCTTGAAGGTCTAAGTGGCTCTAGAGCAAAAACACTTGGCGTAGTCCTTGAAAATACTAAAAGACATCTTCAAGAATCTGCGACAGCAGGTGCATCACAGGCTGGCAACATTGCAACTTTAAACAAGGTAATGTTACCTTTAATCAGACGTGTAATGCCGTCTGTAATCGCTAACGAGTTGGTCGGCGTACAGCCAATGACTGGCCCAGTTGGTCAAATTCACACATTAAGAACACGCTATGCAGACACTGCAGCGGGTGTGAATGCAGGCGATGAGGCACTAAGCCCATTCGCAATTGCAAGTGCTTACTCTGGTCCATCTGCTACAGCTACCGCTGAAGGTACAGCTGGTAACAAGATGAGCATCCAAGTATTAAAGCAAACTGTTGAAGCTAAGACAAGACGTCTAAGCGCACGTTGGACTTTTGAAGCTGCACAAGATGCAGAAGCAATGCACGGTCTAGACGTTGAAGCAGAAATCATGCAAGCACTAGCACAAGAGATCGTCGTTGAAATCGACCAAGAAATCATCGGTTCACTACGTTCACTAGCAGGCGCTGGTACTACTTTAGACTTTGGCGCTATCAGTTCTGACTACACTCCAACATACGTTGGTGATCGTCACGCACTATTAGCAGTAGAAATCAACAGAGCAGCTAACAGAATCGCAGCAAGAACACGTCGCGGCGCTGGTAACTACATTGTTGTTTCTCCAGAAGCGTTAACAATCCTACAGTCTGCAAGCACATCTACATTTGCTCGCACAACTGAAGGCAGCTTCGAAGCTCCAACTAACACAAAACTTGCTGGTACATTAAACGGTACTATCAAAGTTTTCGTCGACAGCTACGCTGCAGACGGTACTAAGGTACTTGTTGGTTACAAGGGTTCAAGCGAAACTGACGCACCTGCGTTCTACTGCCCATATATCCCATTAATGAGCACTGGTCCAGTTATGGATCCAAACTCATTCGAGCCAGTAGTTAGCTTTATGACACGTTATGGTTATATCGAACTAACAAACACTGCTTCATCTTTGGGTAACGCAGCAGACTACGTTGATGCTATCACTTTAGC